GGAACAAAATAATTATGGATTGGACATTAGGCATAGCATTTCATTTCCCACACAACAGATTTTTGGTTGGTTGGGAGTACATCGCAAAAGATGAAAGATATACATACACAACAATAAGGTTATATTTGTTTATAGCTACACTAACATTAGATTTTTAAGATGGCAAATATAGCATTAAGAAACCCGCAGTTTAAAAAAATAACAATACAAGCATCTGGTACTTTGTCTGTGGTGTGTGAGGTGTCAATAGATGGAACATTAAGATACACACTTGTAAAGAATGTACAACCATCTACAACTATAAATTTTGATGTAGCTGAACTTGCAAGAGATTATATAGAGATAGAATACCAAACAGATTATGTACCACAAACTGTTGCTATTGAAACTGTAATAACACCCTATGACGGTTTAAATGGTACTGGTAACGAATTGCCTTTATTGGCAGTAACTTACAATGATGTAGGTTTTGAGGCTTATGGTGAATTTACAGAGGGTGTAAACCCAGAAGTTCCTTTTGGTAGAAGCTTACCTACTTTATTAATACCAACTGATGATGATGATGAGTTTACAATATTTGCACCAAACAATAGAACTGGTACAATACCATATCTTACAAGTAGCTTTAGAGGTGCTGAAAGTTACACGGGAACTGATACAAGTGTAACTATTCAAGGTGTTGATTGTAACATAAAAAGAATTGACTGCACAAAGTATGGTGATGGTAACAGAATTATATACATAAACAAATATGGTGCGCAACAAGACTTGTGGTTTTTCTTAAAACAAACAAGAAACATAGCAAGAACAAATGAGGGTTACAAAGCAAACACAATAACCTATCCAAGTGGTGGTGCTACATATTCTATTCAAGACGCACCTAACAAAGTATTTAACACACAAGCAAAACAAACACATACTTTAAGTAGTGGATATTACCCAGAGTTTGCCAATCAACAATTTGAAGAATTACTATTAAGCGAATTTATTTGGTGGTCTACAGTTAAAAAGGGAAGTGGTATAATCATACCCGTAAAGGTTAAAACCTCATCAGTAGCTTTTAAAACAAGTGTAAACGATAGGCTAATAGAATACACAATAGAGTTTGAAGAAGCATTTGATTATATAAACAACATTAGATAAATGCGTAGATTACAACTATACATAGGTAATGAAAGAGTAGATTTATTTAAGGATGAAACGGTATCACTTACACAAACAATAAAAAATGTAAAGGATATTGCAAAGGTATTTACTGAATTTACACAAACATTTTCTGTACCAGCTTCTAGAACCAATAACAAGATATTTAAACACTATTATAACTTTGATATTAGTGGTGGGTTTGATGCAAGAAAAAAATCAGCAGCAAGAATTGAGTTAAATGATTTACCTTTTAAAGATGGTAAAATAGCATTACAAGGTGTTGAGTTAAAAAACAATTTAGCACACACATACAAGATTACTTTCTTTGGTAATACAGTTGATTTAAAAGATATACTAACAGATGACCAATTAAGCAGTTTAAGTTTTTCTGATTACTATGATAGGCTTTATGATTTTAGTACAGTAACTGGTGTGATGCAAGATGGTCTTACACCTTTTATAGTACCTTTAATTACTCACACAAACAGATTAACATACAATAGTGGTAGTCACGTTGCATTTGACCCAGAAGCTACAATAAATAATTTATACCATCAAGGTAGTGGTAGCCCAAGCCAAAATGGTGTGTATTGGAATGAGTTTAAATATGCAGTAAGATTACAAAATATAATAGAAGCAATACAGACAAAATACGATATTACCTTTTCAGATGATTTTTTTAATGATGCAAACAACGAACAATTTTCTACATTGTATATGTGGCTACATCGTAAAAGTGGGTCAGTAGAAAGACCAACACAAGTTGATTTTGTTTATACAAGACTTACCGATTTAGTACCAGTACAACAACAAGGCATATCAAGTGTAAATAATGGAGTAATAACTGTAAACATACCAAACAACGGTTTAGAACCAAATTCATTAGTTATTAATTTAACAACATTGTCACCTAACAATTATAGTGTACAAGTTATAAGAAATGGTGGTTTAGTAGTAGGTGAATTAAATAGTGTAAGTGGTAATCAAACATTAACTATTTTAGCTGGGCAAGATGGCTTTCAAAACAACTCAACATACATTATACAAATTGGTGGTGTTGTTACTTTTAACGCAAACGATATTGATGTATTTGTAAATGCACTTGCACCTAGTGGTGTTTCTGCCGTAGATACATATCATAATAGCTTGCAGTTTGGAACAAACCAAAGTAAAGAATTTAACATAGTTGAGCAAATACCTAAAATGAAGATTATAGATTTTCTTTCTGGCTTGTTTAATATGTTTAACCTTACTGCCTATGTTGATGGTGATGGTACAATAGTGGTAAGAACTTTAGATAGTTATTATGCAGATAGTACACAAGTTTACAACATAGATAAATACCTAGATACCACAAAATCAACATCTGATGTAGCACTACCCTACAATAAAATTAATTTTAGCTATAAAGGTTTAGGTTCATTATTAGCAAAGCAATTTGAACAACTTACAAATAGTGGATGGGGTTCTTTAAGCTACACCCTTGATGGCGATATTTTTGATGCACCAAGTGAGCCATATGAAATAGAAGTACCATTTGAACATATGCAGTTTGAAAGGCTGTATGATCAAGGCAATTCACCACCAACCTCAACAGATGTACAATGGGGTTATTCAGTAAATGAAAATCTACAATCATATATTGGTGAACCGCTATTATTTTATGGCATATCAATAACCGAAGGAACAAATATTAGAATTAGAGATACTGTTATAAATAATAATGTTGCAGATATTACTAGGTATATTATACCATCAAATAGTTTTTCAATTGCACCATCTAAAAGTAGATTTAATATACACTTTCAAAATGAACTAAATGAGTATTTGGCTAATGAACCAGACGGTTTAGTTGCTGGTGATAATGCTTTAGGATTTACAGATACTTTATTTGAAAATGATTACAAAGAATATATACAAGATGTATTTAATTTTAGAAGAAGATTAGTAAAGATAACCGCATACCTACCTATGAAAGTATATTACAACTTACAACTAAATGACTTAATAGAATTAGGGCAAGATAGCTACAAGATAAATTCAATGAAAACAGATTTAACAACTGGTAAAACAGAATTTGAATTACTAAACACAATATTATGATTAAGAATATAATAGACTTGCTACAAGTTGTTGAGGCTGATACTGAAAACATAAAGATAGCACAAGGAAAATATAAATTAGCGGAAACCTTAAAAGAGGGTTACAATCAAATTAAAAGAGATTTAAAATGGCAAAAGTAGTAGAGGTTCAATTAGTTGCTAAAACAGATGATGCAGTTGCTAGTGTAAATAAGGTTGATGAAGCAGTTAAGAAAACTGCAAAGACTGCAAAAAAAGCTAGTAAAGAATTATCTGGTATGCAGCAAGTTGGTAATGAAGCTGTAAAACAATTAGATAGATTGACTGGTGGTCTTGCATCTAAATTAGTTGCGGTAGGAAAAGCTGCAAAATTAAGTGGTAAAGCTATGCGAACTGCTTTAATATCTAGTGGTATTGGTTTAGCGGTTGCAGCAGTTGGATTACTTGTTGAATATTGGGATGAAATAGGTGAGGCATTAGGTTTTATAAACAAAGATTTAGAAAGACAAGTAGAGCTTAATAATCAAAACCTAGATGCAGTTGGTGTAAGGTTGCGTAATATTCAGACACTTATTGAGTTAAGAAAAAGAGAGGGTAAAAATGTTGATTTACTACTAAAAAAAGAAAAAGAATTAACAGAACAAAAAAAGCAAGCATTTATCACATCAATACAAGACCAAGCATTACTTGTAAATAGATTAAAATTAAAACAACAAGAGGGTAAATTAAATGAAGAAGAGACTAAAGAATTACAAAAACAAGAGGGTGTATATTTAGATTTAATAAATTCATTTAACAAATTCAAAAGTGATTTATTAGAGCCAGTAAAAGAAGTTGTAAAAAAAGATGTAAAAGAAAACCCAGAGGTAGAGGCTAAAAAAAGGTCTTTAGAGGAAATTAAAAAATTAGAGGCAGATTATGCATTGTCTTTGATGTCAGATGAAAACCAAGAAAAAATTGCAGTAGCTGCAAAATATGATGATTTAATAAAACAAGCTAAAAAATATAATGTAGATACAACTGCTTTAGTAGAAGCAAGATTATCAGAAATTAAAGCAATAGAAAAAAAGTATGAAGATGGAGCCAAAGAAAAAAGAGCAGAAGAAAGAGAAACTAGTATAGAGGCTTTTAATCAAAGAAATGATGATAGGCTAAAAAGAATAAAAGAAAACGCAGAAAGAGAATTAGAAATACAACAAGATTTAGCAGATGCAGAAGCAAACATATTAGATGCTAAACTTAATTTCGCATCAAGTGGTGTTGCATTACTTGGTCAATTAGCTGGAGACAGCAAAGCAATGTCTGCTGGTTTATTAGTTGTTGAAAAAGGTTTAGCAATAGCAGATGTAATAATAAATGCATCAAGGGCGATAGCAGCAGCAAAAGCAAATTTAGCAGCTACACCAATAGCGTTTGGACCTATTAAAAATCCATATTATCCAGCACAAGCATTGGCAACCACAAAAGGAATTTTGTCTACAAAACTTTCAGCAGCGGCATCTATTGCAACAATAGCAGCACAAGCAATTCCAGGACTTTCTGGTGGCGGTGGCGGTGGTGGCTCTACAGGTGGTTTAGGTGGTGGTGGTGGTGATACTGGTTCACAAGCACCAGCATTTAATATAGTGGGTGCAAGTGGCGAAACACAATTAGCAGATGCAATAGGTAGTCAAACACAAAGACCAGCAAGGGCATACGTTGTGAGTAACGATGTAACAACTGCACAAGAAATGGATAGAAACATTATTGAGGGTGCTAGTATAGGCTAAATGCAAAATTAAAAACTAAACACGTTATATATTTATGAGGATAATAGAACTTATTTTAGATGAAGAAGATTTAGATGCTGGAGTAGAAGCGATTTCTATTGTAGAAAGCCCAGCCATTGAAAGTGACTTTGTTGCATTAAAGAACCAAGAAATAAAGTTAGCAGAAGTAGACAAAGAAAAGAAGATATTAATGGGTGCTTTATTAATACCAGACAAGCCTATATACAGAAATGGTTCAGAGGGTGAGTATTACATATTTTTTTCAAAAGATACTATTGTAAAAGCATCTCAAATGTTCTTACAGAATGGAAACCAAAGCAGATCAACACTAGAACACGCACAAGCACTAAATGGTTTAACATTAGTTGAAAGTTGGATAGTGGAAGATAAAGCCAAAGACAAGACTGCATTGTATGGTTTAGATGTACCAGTAGGTACTTGGATGGGATCAGTTAAAGTAAATAATGAAGATGTTTGGAATGAGTATGTAAAAACAAACAAGGTAAAAGGCTTTTCTATTGAGGGGTACTTTGCAGATAAAATGGAAGCACCTAAAGAAGCTATAGAAGAACAAATGGCTGAACAATTATTAAACCAAATAAAAGACATAGTAAAATGAAAAGTAACATAGAAAAGGTATATTCTAAACTACCACAAAAGAAACACAACTTGCGTAAGCATAAGGTTGAATTAAGTTTAGCAGACGAAATAAATTCAACTATAGATTTAATTGAGCCTTTAATGGAGGACGGCACAAATTACGCTGAAAAACTAAGAGACTTAGGTGAGCGTATAGCAGACTTGACAGAAGAGGTAAGTAAAGAGGTTTCTCTGGCTAGTGCTTTTTTAGGTATGGGTTACTTAGCTACTGAAAAAGTTGATGAGGTTTTAAATAAAGCTGAAGACGCTTCAAAAGATTTAGGTATAGACCCCAACGCTATAGACGGATATACAAAACTAGAAGAGATAGCTAATAAAGACTATTTTAGAGTTAAAGGAGTTGAAGATGCTTATTGGGAAGCAGTGCAATATAACATAGACAGAATAAAAACAGTTGTAGAGGCTCAGTGGTAAAAAAAATATTAAAGAGTATAAATAACATTTAAAAAAATAAAATGAAAAGTAGATTAGAAAAAGTTTATAGCAAACTACCAAACCAAAAAGTAAACCTTAAAGCACAAAGACTAGAATTAGGTGCAAGTGATATGTATGAAAATGCAGTATCTGGTAGCAAAATTCTAGGTATGATTTATGAAAGCAATAGCAATTTATTAGATATTAAATTTAAGTATCAATCAAGTGTAGAAGTTGCTAAAGATTGGTTAGCATCTTTAGAGGCAGATATGGAAGATTTTAGTGTTAAAGCCAGAGAACTAGGGATTGATCCAAATGACCAAGATTTTTACCAATATTCTGGCAATGTAGTAGAAGAAGCATTATCAACAATACAATACGGTGAAGATGTAATAAGTGCTATTAATAAATTAGCACCATAATGCAAAGAAACAACAAAAATAAAACTTTCATACCTAGTAGAACATCACCTACTGGGGGTGGTCGTGCTTGTTTATGTTGGGACACCAACAAGTATTCTATCTCTTGTTGTGATGGTTCTATGCAAGCACAAGGTATTGGTGTAATAACAAGAACAGACTGAAAATGCAAAAAGTAAATTAATAATCGTTATATAAATAGTATGGAAAAAACAAAAATGTTAAATCAAATTAGAACACTTCTAAACATCGAGGTAAAACTTGAAGAAATGAAGTTGGAAAACGGTACTGTAGTAAGTGCTGATACATTTGAAAAAGGAAGTGAAATCTTTATTGTCACAGATGATGAGAAAGTAGCAATGCCAGTAGGGGAATATATCCTTGAAGATGGTAGACTATTAGTAGTTGAAGCAGAGGGTATGATTGCAGATGTCAGAGAAGTATCTGATGAAGTACCAGCTAAAGAAACAGAGGATCTTGAAGAAGAAACTGTTGAAACAGAAGTACCAGCAGAAGTAGCTACAGAAGTAGAAGCAATTATTGAAGCAGTAGTTGAGGTTATTGCACCAGTTATTGAAGAAGTAAAATCTGAAATTGAAGAACTTAAAAAACAATTTTCAGAAATGAAAGGTGGCAAGAAAAAAGAAGATATGTCTGCTGCTAGAAAACCAATTAAACACAATCCAGAAGCAAAAGCACCACAGAAAAAACAAATGCAATTTGCTAAAGGACAATTCAACACAACACTAGATAGAGTATTAAACAAATTAAATAAATAAAATGAAAAGAAGAAACGTAAATTTAGCGACAACCACTAACATAACTACATCGTATGCTGGTGAATTTGCTGGTGATTATATCGCAGCAGCTTTATTATCTGCATCAACTATTGATGATGGTGGTTTAACAGTAAAGGCAAACATTGCTTTCAAAGAGGTAATCAAGAAACTTGCAACAAATGCTTTAGTAGCATCTGCATCTTGTGATTTTTCACCAACATCTACTATTACACTAACTGAAAGAATTATTCAGCCAGTTGAACTACAAGTAAACCTACAACTTTGTAAGTATGATTTCGTGAACGATTGGGAGGCGCAATCTATGGGTTATGGTCTTGGTCAAACATTACCACCAAAGTTTTCTGATTTCTTGATTGCTCACGTAGCATCAGAAATTGCACAGAACACAGAATTTAATATTTGGCAAGGAGATACGGCTGGAGCAACTTACACATCTTTTGATGGGTTTGAAAAACTAATTGCAGCAGCAGTAACAGCGGGAGATGTTCCAGCAGCACAAGCAATCACATCAGTAGCACTTACATCTACAAACATCATTGACAAATTTTCAGAAGTAGTTGATGCAATACCTGGTGCACTATATGGAAAAGAAGATTTATTCCTATACATCGGAAATAAAGCAGCTAAACTATATGTACAAGCACTTGGTGGATTTGGAGCAAATGGTTTAGGAGCAAATGGTGTTGCTAATATGGGTACACAATGGTGGAACAACGGAAGCTTAACGGTAAACGGTGTTAAAATATTTGTATGTCCGGGAATGTCTGATGACAAAATGTATGTAGCACAACGTTCTAACTTATACTTTGGAACTGGATTACTAAATTCAGCACAAGAAGTAAAAGTACTAGATATGGCAGATTTGGATGGT